CGGTTAGCCACGAACTACTTGCACAGCTTTCTTTACAAACGATTAAACAATTTGAGGCTAATTCAGGAGTAGCCTAGGCAGTAACGTAGTCGAGCACCTGAATTTTATGAGTAATGTTAGGAGAAGAACATTTCGAGAATCTCAAAGACCACCTAGGGTTAGAGTTACGGCTAGAACCCCAAGTCGTCTGGAAGGAAGGGGAGTTGAAGGTCGCGAACCGTCCCCTAGTCTTTCAATTGGATCAGAGAGATCTGATTGCAGCGCGCGCCATTTATTTGGCCTTGAAAGAACTAGGAGAATGGGACCGGGTGATCATAGACATCCGTGTGCGTGCTTCGCATGTGCACTTTGTCTCTGCAGGGATAGATGCTTCCCGAGGGTTAAGCATCTACTTAGGAGAGAGCGACCGAGCCACCAGGGAGATCCGCAATTGGATGAACAACGTTTGTCCCCTTGGGATGCCAGGGAGACACAACATATGTTGGCGGAAGAATGCCGAGCATCAGGAGGAGGGATTTGCAAGGTGTGTGGAAGCTCAGCTTGGCGTTTTGTTAGGAGTGGAGTGCACTGTTTTAGGTGCTTTTCTTTCCAGAACCGTGAAGGTTACGTTTCTCTTAGAACACCGGACAATATGTTACCTACACCAAAGACTAAAAGAAAATCATCGAGTAGTGGGGTTAGGACAGAGAGTGTACTGTTGTCTAGTGGGAAAGAGGAACCGCGCAAGGAGAAGACGCCACAGGAAGAGATGGCAGCTGCCCGCATTGCTGCCGCTGTCACCAGAGCCAAGCCAGATTACTCACTCCTGGAGCCCGAGGAATACCCTGAGGCTCCCCCAGATACATCCTTAGTCATGATGGAAGGGAGCCATTGTGACAAAGACCTGCTTAATTTTATGGCCATAAAATTGGACCTTAAAGAGTTCAGTGTTGATAACATTAAGGTGTTGTCTAAGAAAGCAGAGTCTTGGATGGAACATCACAGGCCATATTGGTCAATGGCCAAACGCAACAGAATGCTTAAGGGCACTCTGGCCGCATTTACTGCAACCCGTAAGTCTACGTATGGACAGCTAGAAGAGAAGATTTTGGAGCATGCTTCAGTTGTTCAATATGGGTTCAAGAAGACTTTATTGCAAAGGACAGTACAATCAGAATTGGACCGTAGCTATATATCATCTATGGCCGTTAGAAATAAGATTGTCCGAGGAATGATGCCCACTTTAGGGATTAGTCCTATGGTATATGTCTTCTTGGTTTTGTCATTCCTAACAGTAGTTGTTCCGGGGGTACCTGGATTTTTGCTTTTTGTGGGCACGTTAGTGTTCGCTTGTTTTGGAATGGCTCAGATGGGTTGGAGATGCATTTTCTCTCTTAAGTGGGAGGATTTGCTGAAGAATATCTGATGTTGGCTTCAGTATGTCCCGGCTGCTTACTGTTGCAATGACCCTTGTATGGAAGTCGGAAATGGAGCGTCGATAGATAGAATTCCTATAGTGGAGTGCGATCATAAGCACTCGTTGAGTTTCGTTAGTCCCCTGTTTAAGTACGCCACCTTCAAATGCGCATGTTATTATGGATGTGTAAGGAATGAGTTGAAGGCTTTGGTAGATAGACATTTGATGGCTATCAAGGAGACTGAAGAAACGAGGAATTTAGTTAGGATAATCGGAAAGTGGTTTATTAAGCAGGTACCTGATCTCCGCACTGCGAAGTGGGATGAGAAGAAGGTTGTCGCCCATAAATCACCTTCACAAAGGAAAAGAGTATTGAAGGCTTTTGACAACCTGAGAGAACATGGTTGGTCGTGGGAACGTTCCAAAGATGTTATCCTACGTGCCTTCACCAAATTCGAGAAGATGGAAAAGACCGCTGATGTTGAAGATAAAGCGCCTCGTATGATACAACATAGATCATACGAGTTTTGTGCTAGATTGGCTCAATATATAATGCCAATGGAAGAACATATTTGGCATTGGGACAGTGATTTTAGACGGGCACCTGTGGAGAAACGAGTCTTTGCAAAGAGGCTCAATAGTTTCCAGAGGGCGGAGCGTTTGAAATATATGTTTGAGCAGTTTGAAGACCCTGCGGCTATTCCACTCGATTTTTCCAGATTAGACGCACATTTACTCTGGCATGTTATGGATTCATTGGAGTTTCCAGTCTATAGAAAAATGAATAGGTCCGGTGAGTTGGCTGTCATGCTTGATTGCATGAAGATGAATCGGGGCGTTACTAGGAATGGCATTTTCTATAGAGCCAAAGGGCGCAAAGCTAGTGGAGAATTAATTACATCGTTAGGTGATAGTCTCTGCGTTTTGGCTTTGTTGCTCTATTGGCTACGTGCCTTAAAGAAAGAAATACTGGTGGATGGGGATGATTGTGTGATTGTCGTGAGTAGGAAGAGTATCCCACTAATTGATATGGATTTTTTTAGTAAGGTTGGTTTTAAAGCCAAGATAGAAAAACCAGTTTATCAACTAGAGGAGGTAGACTTTTGTCAGTGTAGGCCAGTTGAGGTCTCGGAAGACAGGTGGAGGATGGTGAGGAACCCTTGGAGGGTTTTTAGCCGCACTTGTGTAAGTGAGCAAAAGTTGGATGGGGCTTCGAGAGATGATTGGGTCGCTAGTGTAGGATTGGGAGAGCTAGCTTGTAATATGGGTGTTCCCGTAATGCAGGCTTTTGCTCTTAAGCTTATGAAGCAAGGGAAAGTTCGTCCACATTTTGTGGAAAAAGTGCTGTTTAGGCGACCCGGTGAGACGAAGAAACCTGTAGAAATTCCGATAACGAGCAATGCACGTGTGAGTTTTGCGCTAGCTTGGGGGATCTGGCCAAGCGAGCAGTTATACTTAGAACAGATCTTCTCTAGGGGGGTGTAATATAAATACCTAGGGAAACGTCGCCGCAAGGGAAGCAGCGACAGCAGGTCAAGCAAGGGTCTAAAAGCGAGCTACTGGCTGAGACGAATGGACCAAACACCACCTCGG